GCGGTTTAATTTCACCGCAAAACGGAAGCATAAGTCATGACTAAGAGCATACAGGTCAAAGATGGTGGCGATGCAGTTGTAATCGGCTTAAATCGGCTGCAGTCGGAAAAAGATACGTTGCCAGCTCCGTTAATTGGCACAATAGCCGCACGAATTCATTCTCAGCTCAATGATTTGCCGTCTCGCGGACAAGAACTCATCGACTTCTCGCAATCAATTGGTTCTCCGCTTCTCCCGCATCAAGAATGGCTGGCGCACCACGCTTTGAAAATAAAGCCAGATTCCAGATGGAAACATCCAGTGGTCTGCACGGTTCAATCAAGACAAAATGGCAAGACATTTTTCATGAAGAATTTGATTTTGATGAATCTCTTTGAATGGGATACAAAGCTTCAAATTGGCACAGCTCATCGATTGACCACATCGCTTGAAACATTCCGCGATCTCGTCTCCACAATCGAATCCAATGACGGACTCTGCAAGCAAGTCAAGCGAATCAGATGGGCACATGGTTCAGAAGAGATTGAGACAATCACCGGCAATCGATACATGGTCAAAGCAGGCGCGGCAGCTGCTCGCGGAATCTCAAAACCGGAAGTTGTCTATCTGGATGAATGTAGAGAGATGAAAGATGAAACGACGTGGGCTTCGATGCGATACACAATGATGGCTGCTACTAATCCGCAAATATGGGCGATTAGCTCAGCTGGCGATCAGCACAGCTTGATCTTAAATCAATTGCGCGATCGTGGGCTTGCTTCATCGATTGGCAACAATGATGACATCGGATACTTCGAATGGTCATCTGATTACAGCAAGATCGATGACTCCCCTAAATTTTGGCAAGGCGTATGCGATGCAAATCCAGCTTTGTCTCGAACTATCAATCCAGACAATATCCGAGCAGTGCTCAACGATCCGCCGGAAGTCGTGCAGACCGAAGTCTTGTCCAGATGGGTTGCAACGATTAGCAGTGCGATTCCAATGGCTGAATTTCAAGAATGCGGCGAAGAGGATTTGCAACTTGATCCAGAAAAGATTTCATGGCTTGGACTTGATCTCTCACCGGATCGCAGACAAGCTTCACTTGTCATTGCTCAGAAATTGGATTCAGATCGATTTATGGTCAAGCTCCTACACTCATGGACGAATCCAATCAGCTTGGACGATCGGGCGGTTGCCAATGACATCGCACCGTATTGCCGCAAATATCAAGTCGAAGTCTTGGCATATTCAAAGAGAACTGCATCCGCTGTTGCCGGAAGATTGAAGCCAGCCGGAATCGCGGTCACTGACATCGATGGCGGACTTTATGGTCAAAGCTGCGACGAATTACTGGGAGCGATAACTTCAAAGAGATTGCGCTGGCATAAGCATCCGAATCAAGCTGACTTTGTTCAACAAATTTCAAGTGCTGTTCGATTGCCAATGGGCGATGGCGGATGGATCATAGGACGCAGAGCTTCTCAGGCAAATGTCACAGCTTGCGTTGCAGCTGCACTCGCCACACATTTCGCGACACGCCCAGAGACGGAGATTGACATTCTGGTCGGATAGTGCAAGCCATCTGAAAAAATTAGTGCATGGGTTTATTGGATCGCTTGCGCACAATTGAGACGGTTGCTCCACAGCCATCGGCTGATGTTGCAGCTTCACTTGCGCCCGTAAATACTCTCGATTCAATAAATAATTTTTTCCGGTCTGGTAATACTGCAACGCGCGAAGAAGCGATGAGCATTCCAACCGTTGCACGCGCGAGAAATATCATAAGCTCTTCAATTGCATCTCTGCCAATAATTACGCGCGACAAAGCAAGCGGAACAATTGTAAATTCACCGCGAGTCATTACTGATCCCGATCCCCGAATTCCTGGAGCCGCTTCTTGGGTTTGGTGTTGCGAGGATTTGCTCTTCTATGGGTTCAGTTATTTTCAAGTCACATCAATTTTTGCCGATACATTTCGCGTTCGTGAAATGCAACGCATCGCACCGACTCGTGTGACAATTAACACAAATTCCGACGCTACGGAAATTGAATCATATTCCATAGACGGTCACACTCCGCTTCCACTTTCCGGCGTCGGTTCACTTGTTGTTTTCTATGGGAATGATGAAGGCTTATTGAATCGCGCCGGAAAAACTATTCGCACCGGTGCAGAACTTGAACGCGCGGCGGCAATGTATGCGCGTGAACCACTTCCCACAATGGTCTTGAAATCAACTGGAGCAGCTCTTCCAGCGGATCGAATTACAAAACTTCTGGACGCATGGGGCGCAAGTCGTCGCAATCGTTCTAGTGCATTCTTAAATGCGGATGTAGATATGGTTCCAGTTGGTTTCTCTCCGGAGCAAATCGGTTTGAATTCTGCTCGCGAAGTAATTGCAACCGAACTTGCTCGCGCAATTGGCATTCCGGCGTATTTTGTCGATGCTCCGACTGGATCATCCATGACATATTCCAACAGCACCACGTCACGTCAGACACTTCTGGACTTCTCGTTGATTCCCGTCATGAATCAAATTTCAGCGAGATTGTCCATGAGTGATTTTACTCCAGCATCACAGAGAGTTGAATTTGATCTCTCTGCCTATCTTCGCGGCTCTGCACTAGAGCGCGCGCAGATTTACGAAATACTTAATCGCATCGGTGCATTAACTACCGATGAAATTCGCAGAATGGAAGAGATGGTTCAATGAAACTCACAACGCCTATGCAGATTACAGCTGCCGATTCAGAGTCTCGCACAATTAGCGGACGAATCGTTGCTTTCAATGAGCAAGCGAATGCATCGACTGGAAAGGTCGTATTCGCTCGCGGATCGGTCGTGCCGAAAGATGTATTTCTGAACTTGGAGCACGACCGAACCCGTCGCATCGGAAAGACTCTCAGTATGTCAGTGAACGATACTGAAATCACGGCAAGTTTTAAGATTGCAAATACGACAGCCGGATCAGATGCGCTTGAAGAAGCAATTACCGGAATGAGAGACGGATTCTCAATTGAATTAGCTGTTGATGATTACATTATGGAAGCCGATGGCACAATGAAAGTTTTAGCAGGACAACTCACCGGCGTCGCACTTGTTACTGAACCAGCTGTTCGATCAGCTCGCGTCAGCGAAGTAGCCGCAACAGAAGAAGATTCTGAAACTAAATCAGATGACACACAAACACCAACCGAAGGAGACGCAGTGGAAAACACTACCGTTATCGAAGAAACTCCTGCCGCTGAAACGGTAGAAGCGTCACAAACACTCAACACATCTAAGCCAGCACCATTTTACACAAAGCCACGTTCACCGATTGTTAATCTCGGTTCATGGATGGAACACTCAATCAAAGCAAAACTTAATCCAATGTCGGATTCTGCAATCTACGTTGCAGCAGCTAATGATGATCTTGGAACAACAAATCCAGCTTTCAATCCAACACGTCAGCTCAATGAAGTCATCAACGGATTGAGCAATGGAACACGCGGAGCAATTGATGCGATTTCACGCGGAACACTTCCGGACGCAGGATTACAATTTGAAATTCCAAAAATTACTCAAATTGCAGAAGTTGATCCAGTTGCAGAAGGTGGCGCAGTAACAAACACCGGAATTGAGTCAGCTTATATTTCAGTACCAATCTCACGCTTTGCAGGTCGCAATATTCTGACCACAGAGATCATCGACCGCAGCTCACCAGATTTCTTCAATGAACTTGTCAGAATTATGGGCGCGTCAATGGCATTTGCACAAAATAAATTTGTTGCAAATCAGATCAAGACAGATTCAACATCAGATGGAACTCCAACAGCTAACACAGCTGCCGGATTGATTGCATACGTCAGCCGCGCGAATGCGAATGTCTATGCAGCAACTCAACGCTTTGCACAAAACATCTTGGTTTCTCCAGCACAGTGGTCAAACATCATGGGATATAACGACAATGGAACACCATTGTTTAATGCCTATCAGCCACAAAATCAAGCAGGTCTCGTCACTGGTCAATCACAACGCGGCGTGGTACTTGGCTTGAACTTCTTTGTCGATAACTCCGGCGAAATCACTGGAACTGGCGACGATTCAATGATGGTCATTGAGCCATCTGCTTACACATGGTATGAGAGCGGAAACTTCCGTCTTGATGTCAATAAGCCATCTGACGGCACTGTTGAAATTTCACTCAATTCGTATGGAGCTTGCGCGACCAAAATCGCCGCTGGCGCGAACGCGTTTAACTTCACATAATCAATCATCGGTCACGGTCGCTCCCGAACGTGATCGAGCAGAAGAAAAGGATCAGAGATGCCAATCATTACAGCGCAGCAACTTCGCGACGTTCTCGGTGTCTCTGATTCTTTATTTTCAGATGCGTATCTGGATCAAGTCATTGCCAGCGCGGAGCAGACAATCTTGCCAATGCTGACGCAATATCAATCGTCGGTTGCATCTTATTCAATAACCAATGGCGTCATCTCACTAACAACAATCCGTCCGAATTATTTCGTTGTAGGTCAAGATGTCGTCATAACGGGATGTGGCGCGGTTGATGATACTTACACAGTCACAGACAATCGCGTTGCACCTTATGTTTTTACAGTTGCAACAAATCTTGCAGACTCCATTACAATCCCAATTATTCCAGCTGGTTTCGCAACTCTTGATGGCGGCTCAGCCGAAGCCATATACAGCGGCGTTGCACCGATTGAATCCGCTCTGCTAGTTGTATCAGTTGAAATCTTCCAGAGCGTTACAGCTCCGGGCAATATGACAGCGAATGAGAATTTTAATCCATCACCATTCGTTCTCGGTAGAAGTCTGCAAAATCGTGTCATCTCATTGCTTAGTCCATTTTTAGATGTGGAAACAATATGCCAGTGAGCACAATTCAAGCAGATGTTCGCGCTCCCCTAGCTGCCGCACTTTCCGCCGTTGGAGCATCGGTCTATGAAACTATTCCGGAAGCTGTAATTCCACCGGTCTGCGTGATCCTTGCGGATTCTCCGTACTTGGAGAGCACTCTTATCGGATCAACAGTGCGCGTGAAGATTAATTTTGTCATCACAGCTGCCGTTGCGTATAACAACAATGCAGGTGCTCTCAATAACTTGGAGATTCTGCTCATGCAAATTCTCGGTGCAGTGCCATCGGGTTACGTCGTCGGAGACGTTCAAACTCCGCAAATCGTGAACGTGGGAACAGCGTCACTTCTCAGTGCCGATCTCTCAGTTTCGACTTACTACACACAAACAAACTAAGGAGAAATCATGCCAACAACAATCATCACCGGCAGAGACATCACATTTACGATTGACTCTGACAATTTTGATGCACAGGCAACATCTGCGACGCTGACAGTTGATTCAACAATCAACACTTATCAGACGCTCGATGGTAAGGCGTACTACACAACAGATACGCAAGGCACATTTGCTGTTGAAATGCTTGCGGATTGGGGAGCTGCTTCATCTCTTTGCGAAGCTCTTTGGACAGCCGCAACATCTGCTCCACAAACACCACTTGCAGTATCACTCACAGCTGACAGTGGCGCAGTTTTCGCGTTCGATGTCCAGCCGATCTTGCCATCTGCCGGCGGTACAGCTCCAGATGCACAAACAGTTTCACTTTCATTTACTTGCGTGACCACACCGGTCGCGACATTCTCTTAACAGAAACGGATCGGGAGCATGAAACTACAACTCAACATCGAATTTACGGATGGAACTCAATCGTCATTTATGGCGCAGCCACCGGAATTCGTAAGGTGGGAAAAATCAACCGGATTCACAATTGGACAAGCGCAAGAAAAGATGGGAATCAGTGATCTTGTCTTTTTGGCGTATCACGCCATGAAGCGAGAAGCTGGTGGCAAGCCGGTCAAAACTTTGGATCAGTGGACGGAAACTGTTGCAGAAATTGAAGTCGGTGACACGATCCCAAAAGCCATCCAGTCGGAAGTCTGAGTCGGATTCTCTGGCAACTCTCTCTCGCAACGGGATTGAGTCCAAAAGAATTTGAAACGGCGGAAGACGTCAAAACTGTCTTGGAGATATTGGAGAAAAGAAATGGCAACGGCGGCAACTGAGAGCAGCACTGGCAAATTTGCGATTACCGTTGAGCCGTACGAACTTCGCAAGCTGATTTCTCTTCTCAATGCATTGCCAAAAGATACGCAACAAATTGTCCGAGATAGAGCGCAGCCAATGTCCGCACGTCTTAAAGGACAGCTCATGCAATTCGCGGATTCATCACCAACGC